GTAGATGTTCTTCACTCTTTATCTGCGTATATAATGATACATTTAGAAAGTCTAGTTTAGCATAGCCGCGGTCTTCAGCAGATTCATAATCAATGCTGGCAACACCAGTAAATGGATCCACGGGAATTGAAGTTGGGTACACTCCAGTATTGTGACGAATTAATCGGCCATCACGTAAGATACTCGCCGGAGTAGTTTTAAGCAAGGCCAGTGCCCGCTCACGATCTGGGAAGTCGATGTCGATGTCTGAACGAAATTTCATAGGCCTGCCCTTTGTAGTATATCTTTAACCCACTCAGTATCAGCCATATAGTCTTTAAATTTTCTTTGCCAAAAATCAGGATCTATCCAAGGTAGTATTATTTGTACTTGTTCATCAGTGAGCGAATCCAGGAAGGCGTGTCCACTATCACAATTAAATACAATCCAAGGACTAACCCTACCAGTGGCGATATGATGACAAATGCGATTGCTATTGCCGTATTTAAAATAGTCCACAAGACCATTTTTGAGTTCTGGATGTTCATCTGCATACGATTCCATTTCTTTTAAGGCACGTTCTAGTGCGTCTTGTACTGCTTCACGTTTTAAATACTCGTGTAAATATTCAACATAAAAACTGTCTTTACACCAGTGGTCAATCTTTTTGTTATTTTTCAGTAGCCATTCTAAGAACTGCGGAGGATTAACTCCACGTATGGCTACCATATGACGTCCCCATTTGACAAAAGCATTGTAGTAGGGCGACTTCACAAAGTCTTCATACGATTTTAATTTAGCTGAGCCCTGTGTCATTTCATAAAAGCGCAGGTATGCCTTAAGTCCTAGTTGTACACCGACTTCCCGTTCCTGTTGCCAACGGCGTTTTTGTTCACAGAGATGCACAGCCAGGGTTGATTCCTTGCTGAAAGTCTTTTCGCAATAACGACACTTATAACTCATTAATATAATTCACTAGATGTTTAACTAACACTATAACATCTTTACCATAGTGATGTCTAGCATTGAGGGGTAAATTTCGATCTTGCTCCATACACTCACAGCCCGACTGTTGCAAAAAGGCATTGCCAATAAATTCAAATGGTACGAATTCTGGACCCAAATTGCCAATTGTGGACATGTGTCTGTCGCAGGTATTGAATATGCAAAACTTAATGGATCGTTCACGTAAGTAAGCGGCAAACATCCTAAGATCTAATTTTAGGGCATCCAAATAGTGCTCATTAATATCGTAACGATACCGACTCAAGATATAATCACCAATGAGTTTGTGTTCGGTAATACTAGAGTAGTCTGCTGGATCTGAAAATACTGCTTGCATACCTTGACTATTGTAACTGACCCAGGGATCTTCTTTGTTAACAAACGGACTTTCCTGTCGATCGTAAAAGGTTAATCCTATAATAACAATGTCAATGGGATTTTGTTCTATGTAGTCCACTGTAGTTCTAATGATACGGCGATTACAACTACCAGGTTTAGCCAGATTCACAACCGAGCCACCTAACTCGTGTGCAAATTGCTCTTTGTAGTAATAGTTGTCCATAAAACTACAACCATTAATTAAGATATTCATAGGTCTTTTTTAATGTCTTTATCTGCCCAACCTAAGCCACGTGCATAGTCTTTGAGATCATCTTTAGTATTGATTTCACTCATCAGTTTAAGATCTTCATCTTTTAAATGTGGATGTAATTCACGTAGGAATTTGACTGCTTTATTATCAGTAGTAGTTTTTTTCTTATTAGTTATCCACTGATGATACTGTTGTCCCATACCCGGACTGACAGTCGTGGCCATTAACCATTGTAGTTTTTTATGCTGTGTGGTATTAACGTCAAAGAAGTGCTTGTTTAGATTTTCATTACAGCTCATTAGATAGTAGGCTTGTAGATCTGAGCTACCGCCCACAGCACTACCCCAACGAATCATTAGAAAAGGGCTAAACTTTTTCTTTTCTTCATCAGATAAACTGTCATAGAACCCACGGTTCTTACGATCAAACTGCGCCATTTCGTTTTTGATATCTAATTTATCTACTGTCATTGTTTAATCCAACTTATTAGGGCATCGGCAATCATACGGTGACTTATCGGACAGTTTGACTGCTGCCGGCCAACTATCGCCAAATGTCAAAAAGATCTGTGTCATACTGGGTGCCACATGGGAGGTTCTTTGTTAGGATCTCTAGTGAGTTCGTATATTACTTTAACACGATCAACAGCTTCTTGTAAAGCGGGATTTTGTTTGGCGGCTTCGAGTATACGGTTCCATTCATCCAACATCATTTTTTGTTGAACTTCGTAGTCCCAACCAATTACTATACGTTCGTTAGATGGAGCTCCCATTTCCCTGGCATAGGTTACCCCATTAGCCCGTTCATATACATAAGTGGCGCCAGGTTTAAGTCGTCCCACTTTACCATACCTTGCCGTAGTTAATGACCTCACTTTGGCGTGAGATATCTTTAATAAAATATGCACACATGGGTTTATCTCCCTCGGTCAATGGAATAGCTAATAGTTGTCCGGGTCTGAGTTTAGGAAAATACCATTTAACATCTTGATAAATGTCTACAATTTCTACAGGATGAAATTCTGGACGGAAGCTGGTAAGTGGATTAAATGTAAACACAGAAAAGCCACGATCATTAATTGACGTTAATGGAACTACTTCTAGATCACCAAAGTCTGGCTCACCAATTAAGATTTGCCAATCCACTGGCATACGTATAGTGTTCTCACCGATACGCAGGACCAGTGCTGGACTATTAAAACTTTCTAGAAAAATCAGTGGTATATAAAAGTAATCGGGTTCTTTTGGATTACTGTTATCTAATACGCAAAAGCGAACTTCGTCAACTTCGTCAGGAATTTGATTCATCGGATATGCTGTGTTATCAAGTGTTAATATTCTCATAGTGTTATTGTATAGGATAGGTTAGAAAATAGCAACCTATTGCCAATCAGTCTTTTCTATTGTAAAAGGATAGTTTGCTTCTTTGTAGAACTGCTTGCGTTTAGTCAAGTGTCTTTTTGCGAATTTGCAGGTGCTTGTAATATCCCAGATTTGTACGAAGTCTTTGTCCTCCGCCTTGCGTATACCACGCCCGATCGATTGGATAACACGGACAAAGGATTTACCCGGTTCGACCAGCACAAGATTAAAAATCCTAGGAATATTAATACCAACAGCGGCGACACCATAAGTAGCAATAATAATCTTATTAGTACTTGTCGCAATCTCATCGTATTCATCTTTTCTATCCCCAGCTTTGGTAGCACCACTCACAAATGCTACGTCAGGTTTGTCACCTTTAATTAGGCTAAACAATGTGCTTAATTCTGTTTGTAACAATTTACCTGTTTCAATACGATCAACTAAGATAAGTGTATTACCCGATTCTTTAATTGAATCAATCATCTTAGCCAGGTAAGCAACACGTTCAGCGTTGGTCACTAAGTATTTAAGTTCGCTTTGGTAATCACGGTATTCAACATGATCTACCATCTGTACTATATTTACATGGCAGTTAGCTAAGTGCCCTGCTTCTTGAAGTTCGCTAGCGGATAGTTTACCTACGACTGGTCCTAGACTGCATAATAAACTAACACGTTCATAATCTTCTTTAGGTATCGTCCCTGTTAAACCCCAACGCAGAGGAACACGGGCAAATACTCCAGTGAGTAAAGTCTTTAGTGCATCAGCTTTGGCCATGTGTACCTCATCTACCATAACTAAAACAACGCCTTCAATGAATTCACCGATAGTTACTTCTGCTGTGCCGGCCTGTGTTGCTTTTAGTAGAATGTTTAGACTTTGCCAGGTGCAGATAGTATGTGTTTTGCCCCATTCTTTACGATCGCCAAAGTAAACACCTACATCAAGACCTAGGTTCTTGTAGTCTGTTTCCGTTTGTGTAACTAGGCTTTTGTTTGGTACAATAACAATACTACGACCATATGGCTCTACGCTTTTGCTTAGTGCCGCAGTCATAATAGTTTTGCCTGCACCTGTGGCAATTTCCTGTATGCTCTGCGGATTACTTAGGAAGTTGTTGATAATTTCAACTTGATAGTCACGAAAATGTATGGGTTGACCTGCTTGTGGATGCCCCACAGGCCATGTTTGATCAGCAAAAGTATCTTCTGAAAATTTACTAAACTCAAAGACCGTTGAGTAATCTCGTAGATCTTCTACGTCAATATCGTAGTTCTTACTTTCTAAGTACTCAATGATTTCAGGTAGTAAGTTAATGTAACTTGAACCGCCTAATTGAAAGAAAGCCACTTTGCCGTCCCAACGTCCTAGACGAACTGAGGGTTGATAACGTGCTCCTGGGATTTCATACTTGAACTTCTTTACCAGCGCCGTGCGATCAGCAAGATCTAGTCCTTCAATCTTTACATTTACTTCGTCTCGAATTATTAATTTAGCTTGCAAACTTCGGGTCCTTTGGAATGTTTATTATACACATCCTTGGTAAAGTATACAATCTTTTCGGCTGTTTGAATCCACATTTGGCGATCACCGCCGTACATCATACCAGCTGAACTGATCATCAATGGAATACGTCCGACGGGTGTGCGAGGAATTTTGGTAGTATAAATTACTTTGACATCAAAATCAAAATCCGCTAATTGATTGTTAGTGACTCTCAGCACTTGATCAGGAAAATGTTTATTAAATTCGGTAAGTAAGCGATCGCTTAGATCAGGCTCATATACAAATATAGGAAATCTATTTGTAGCGGTAGCATAGTCAGCAATACTTTTAACTAAATTACTGTTGAATGATTGATCGACTTTAAGTTCACGATTGGCACATAGGCTCCAAAAACGTGTACCATAGGCTTCAATTACCACTTCTTTTATTAAATTGTCTACAGTATATCCTAGGATAGGTGCATTGTCTACTAGTGTAAGCAAATTGTCTGTAACAAGTCCGCCCAATCGATCATTGACATAGTCAACTAATGCATCATGAGCATTGGTAATGGTCAACGCATCAGCAGTGGCCTGTAGTTCAATCCCGTACTGTTTCTTTTCCTCGGCTAACAATAGGTCCATGGCCGTTTTTAATGTTGAATCTATTTCAAATTTATGTTGTTGGGCAAAAGTATAAACCCAATTTACGTTTGGTTCAGTTAGATCAGCTACCCAGTATTTTTTACCATGCTCCCAATGTATACTGCCTTTACTTTGCTTGCCTTCAGTTCTAATTGATTCTATTATTTCGTTATCAAATGGAAACTTAATACAGATAAGATCATCCTCTATCCATGCCCGAGCTGTACGGTCAATGGTCCTTAAAGGAATTCTAAATTCAGGATTGGTTTTAACGGGTGTAATGTCTACACCAAGTTTAAACAGTTGCCTTTCATATTTGGTAACCAGAGCTACTGCCAAAGACGCTTGTTTATCAGTAAACCCTAGACCACTGTGACATTGTCCAGCAAAACTTTCTATAACCTTAACATCATATCTAGCCAGGCTAACATTCGGTTCAGCAACAAGAAATATATTTTGTTTGTTTATGCCAGCAGGTGTACGATATCCAGCAATAATTTCAATGTAATCTTCAACGTGAGAATAAGAATAAAGAGTATTAGGCATACAGTTATTATACACTAGTTATAGTT